CTTCTACAGCAGCGACTTCTACTGCCTGTTCTTCTTTTTTGTCTACGATCTCTTCGACCTTTTCGACTTTCTTTTTTTTAGCCATAATAAAATATTATAAAATTGTATAGTTGTTTTGTTTATCTTGGATCAAAAGCGTTTAATCCAAAACCGCCACCCATTATATCATTACCCGATGACTCGAAGTTTTTAGGTGGACTTTCTTTTTTTCTTTGATCTATTAATTCAGATTGCTGTGTAGCTTGAATTTTAGTTCTTTCGTCTTTACGATCTTCTTTTTTTGATTCACGTTCTTTTAGTATTTCAGTTTCCATTTGCTTTAACTGCATATTCAACTTAAACTCGTGATTCATTAATTCTTTTTTAAGCATAGCTTCCTGCTGCATCTTTTGCATCTCCATTTGGATTTTGCTTTGCTCTACCTGTATCTTGCTTTGTGATAATGCTTGATTTTTCTGCACTTCTGCTTGAGCAGCTACTTGCTGTGCTTGTGCATTTGCTTGAGCTTGAGCTTGGATGTTTTGTTGTTGCATTAACTGATCTTGCTGTGCCTTCTTTTTCCTTCTTATCTTAAGAACTTGATTAGCTAGCTTTATGTTTTTAATTTCTCTAACATCTATAGCGTCTTCTAACTCTATACCGTTCTTAGCTAATGCCACTTGAATATTGTTTTCAAGCATTTGCTTTTGCTCTTCGTCTGGCGCTAGATCAATAAATATACCAAAGTCGTATAAATGCAAATCACCCATTTCTCTAAGAGTAGCTACGTTGTGTCCACCTATTTTCTGTATAAAAGCATCTTTCGTTGGTGAATATTCTATAATATCAGATATTCTTAATGATATAGCTTCTGCTAATTCGGCTGTTAAAAATAAACCACTTTGCAATATATGTCTAGTGGCAGTGTTTGAATTAGCTGCTGCCATTTTCTGTATACCTACTAAAGCATTCTTATCTGGAGTACTACCATCACGCGCCTCGTTCAATCCGGTGACATCTCTGATCATTTGTAGGTAGTAGTTATATGTTTGTATCAGTGAAGCTAGTTTAGCTCCTCCTGAGCCGCTCTGTATCTCCTGGATAGGCACTTTGCCTGGATTCATGTCTCCATCAGCAGTCATTGACCTACCAATTATACTACCAGTTTGAAAGAACATGTTTAAAGCTTCCTGTGGATTGTAGTTTGTTCCGTTACCTAAATCTATTTCAGCTAAGCCATCAGCGTCTAAATATATACCATCAGGTATCATGCGCGACATCACTTGCTGTAGCTTTAAGTGCGTAAGCTGTATCATATCAGCAAAAGTAGTTATTCTACTTACTAGAGATTCAATGCGCCCTTTATACATTCTAGGTGCTACTATAGAGTAGTTCATTTTGACCTTAGTGTAGTCGCTTTTAGGTCGCATCATGTTCTTAGCTAGCTCCCACTTCAAAAGCTGCTTAGTACCTAGAATCATAGCTCCTTCATAAAGAACTTCTATTTGTTGAGACATTTTACCAAATCTCTCCTCTAGCAATTCGTTAGGTGGATTAAATTGATCGTCTTTAACTATAACCTTGCTAGCGCCAGTAGATGTTTCTTTTACTTTGTATACTTCGTTAGCATAAGTCTTAAAATTAAAGTACAATACTTGAACTTGGTTTCTATCTATATTAGTAGACTCAACAATACTTCTATTGTAAAATCCCGTATTTTGATAGCCTTGCTTGCTCATGTTTTCTAAATCTTTATCAGTAAGATCAGGAAACTCTTTTTTAAGCTCATTGATAGGCACTGTCTTGATTTCACCTACGTAATATAAATCATCAAAATATGGCGACTCAGTGTATGAGTAAACTATATTTGCTGGATCAACGTAATCTACTTTAACTCCTTCAGATTTAGTAAAGCTATTTTTAACTGCACCTATACCTAGAACTGTTAGATCATAGTTAATTCTTTTTCTTATAAGCTCGTATCTATTGCCTTCAAGTATAGTATTTATAGCTTGCTCTTCTGCTAACTCAACTGCTTGTTTGTAATTCAACTGCATGTGAAGCTGTAATTCTTCTTCACTATCTGGCAGCTTCTCAGGAGGTGTACTTGCTATTGATATTCCAAAAGCTTCTTGTGAAAACTCATTTAAGTCTTTGGTTTTCATGTCAGCAATAATATCTTCCATATATTTAGTTCTTTTTGAAACTCCATATGGATCTTGAGAATATGCTTTTATATCAAAGGTTCTTTCTGATATTCCGTTAACTACTATGTCAACAAATTTAGGTATAATTGGTACTGGCTTCCAGTCTAAGTTTAAATAACTTAAGTCACCATTGATTGATAACTCATCTTTGTATTTTTGTATTGATTGTTCTCCTCTAGCGTATAATCTTAACTTATGAAAAGTGTTTTGATTACTAGCGAAACGATTAGTTCCAGAATCTCTATTGAACCACTCGTATTCAATAGCTTTACCGATCTTAAGACCGTATTCCTCTGAAGCTTTCTCTATGTCGCTAACGACTTGACTAGGAAAATAATGTGATGTAACTGACTCAGCCATACTAATTTTCTATTATTTTTGAATTGTAGCCCGCATTTGCATACTTGGCTATATTTAAATTTACTTTCTTTTTCTCTATACTTTGTTTGGGCGAATACAAATGTCTGTTGCAAGCCATTATGGCTAATCCAGAGCTTATTGTAGCATCGAACTTAGTCCTTCTATTTATATCAAACTTAGCCCAATCGTTTAAAGTTTCATTAAAAGGCATAGAACCGAAACCTTCGTTCTTTTCGCCTACATGGTCGTTTATATACATTTCTATAGCAGCTGCGTGAGCTTGCTTTATGTCTTCACTTGAGTTTGGCATACCACCGATCTCTCTTTCTGTTACAGACAACTTATTCCATACTTTATCTGGTCTATTCATAGAAAAGCCTCTATACCCTCTTCTTTTAAAGTAGTACAATAATCTTGGCTTATTATTCTCAGCCAATATTGGCATGCCGTAGAATATGCAAGCCATTAGTACATCTTCAAAAAATATTTCAGCAGTTTGTGGTCTAGCTATATATTCTAAAAAGAACTCATTGGCTGGAGCGTCTTCCATACTAAACTTTGTAAGACCATGAAGTGATCCCTTAGAACCTTTACCATCAACAGTGCCCGATATATCGTAAGAGTCACAACCAAAAGCACCCATATGCTCATTGCCAGGGTGTTTTACGTTATTTTTTATTATAACCCTATTCTGTAGGTTGTTAGGTGGCACCCAGCCAACTTTAAACCTACCTTTTTGATTTGGCATAAATATTACTTTAGTATCTTTCACTCCGTTCAGCCACTGAAAGTTTCCAACGGTCAAATCAACTGTTTCTTCGTTGTAGTCTATTTGCTCGTATATTTTAGTTAAGTTAAATATACTGTTTTTAGTTTCATCTCTGAAAGCGTGTTCTTCAGTTCTAGGAAACTGTCTATAGAATTCGTTCAAAGCGTCTTGATCTGACTTTAAGCCCTCAGCTTCATTTTGCCAATGACTAAGTACACCTACGTCGATTATATCTCCATGTGGGTCAATAACCTCTTGTTCAGGTGTTTCGAACACAGGTAGTCCATAAGAATCAATGAATCCCTCGTAGTTCCATTCCATAGGTATGAACAAAGAATAGAGGCCCGAATTTGTCTGTCCGTTTCTGTTTCGTTTTGTAACATCTGAGTTATTGTAAAGTTTTTTAAATTCGTTACCACCTTTATCTAATGCGTTACTTGTTGAACCCATCATGCATTTACCAATAACTCTACTACCTAATCTAAGACAAGTTTTAGTTACTCGCCAATTATTTAAAATATTGTTAGGTCTTTCCCACTTACCACTTTCATCATGAACTAGCAGTCTTAATTTTTCACCATCATAGCTGTTATCACCAGTGTTCTTCCAGTCTATTGTTGTATCCAGTCCATCGAGTTCCTCAGGTTTGTCGGTGCTAGTAATGTTCCGTCTTGTAAGTTTAGAAGCGGGGACTCTGTACGCAAGCTCGGTCTTTGGTCTGTCCATTCCGTCCTGTATTGGTTTAAAAAAGAATGGATAATTAACTGATATTGGTACAACTTTATCTGTGAACATTTTCTTGGCGTCTGGTCCAGATTTGGACAGTATTCCGAATCGTGCATCTGAACTAATAGTTGCTTGATTAACAGTTTCTCCTGACGCCATAAATGAGAATCCTGATCGACGATTTTTAAGATAGCACATTCCATAAGACCTTTTGTCTGCTTTGCATGCTTCCCAGAATATAAAGAACAGTCTGTTGGCTTCCCTAAAGTCTGGGTTACCGACATCAATTTTTGACCATTGAAGGTACATATAATGAGTACCAGTAATATAAGTAGGCTTGCCATTGTTCCAAAACCAAAAACCCTCTTCTCTTTTCTTAAATTCGCCTTCAATATAATCTATGTATTTATTTTTAAATTCGTTTGGTAGTTCTTTCCAGTCAAATATTGTTTTAACTCTGTTAAGTTCCTTAGGATAAGGAGTCACCTCCCATTTGTCACTTTTAAACTTATGAGCTTTATTTATTGGTGGTAATGCTATCTTTAGGTTTTGTATTTCGTATATATCACCTATCTTGCCAGTCTTGCTAATGACGACCATATCGTGGTCTTTGTTATAGCCATACTCCCAGCGCTTAGCTTTGTTTAATCTTTTTAAAGCGTTTGTGGGTACGTGATTATCTAGTACTTTAAATAATGTCTGCTTATACATTACTTGCTCCTCCTTTCAGCAAAACCGCTAAACGCAACAGATTTGTCTTCTACAGGTTTATTTTCTAAAACGGCTTTTTCGTTTTCAATACGAGTTAGTATTTCAAAAGCATCAAATATAGCTAGCTTTTTAGTAGCGGCGGCATTTTTAAGTCTATCGGCAGAAACATCATCTTCAGTATTAGTAATGATTTTTTCTTGTGCTACCTTAATTAGCTCCTC